AGTATTGCTGCAACTTCTTCGCTGTCCATTGGACTTCCAGCTTTCTTCCATGCAGAATTTAATTTATCTGCTGTAACTTTTGTAGTAAGATTTGTGCCAATTTGACCTGCTTTCTGAGCAACTGCTCCAACAGCCTTGCCCGCTGCACCTTTGACTTTGTCCCATATTGGGCCTTCATTAAGTTTGACTACACGATCAAATACTAGATACACCTGACCTTCGCTTAGTGGACGAGTCTGTACATAATAATTTGGTTCCCAACTTTCTTTCGCTGAAGTTTTTTCGCCTTCGACTGGTTTGCCATCAACTTTAACATCGTTGGCAGTCATCTTGCCTGCAATTGATCCTTGTGCAGCGGCTGTGATAAGATCGTTAACCTGTGTCATACCTTGCAAGAATGCATCGTTTTGAAGTGCAAGAGTTTTAGCAGCAGCATCCATTATGCCTTTACTAGCTAGATAATCTGCTCGACTAAAGTTTCTTGAAAATTCAAGCAGCTGATTGAATGCGTCAACATCTCCACCTTTGGCTGCATTGACAGTTGCCATCATAGTTCCGGATAAATCTTCGGGCACAATAATTTTGTATATGGTATCTTTAACAGTTGTGCCGCCCATGCTCAAGGTCTTAGATAGACCCACATCAATGCCTACAAGACCAGGGACCTTGTCATACGGTACAACTTCGGCTCGCAAACCTTCTAACCAATCACCTATTCCGTCAAGTAACCATCCTGCCATGGCACCGTAGGCTGCTGTTTTAATACCTTTGCCGATAGCTGTGGAAAGTTTTTCGCCTTTGATCAGTTCAGCTGCACCACGTAGTGCTTGACCAGCTATGGCACCGCCAACTGGTCCACCTGCTAGAGATGCTAGCACAGTTAACAAACCAATAATTGCTGCGCTCTTACCTGGATTTTCCTTCATCCAAGTGCCTAGTCCTGTTAGCTGGGTATCTAACTTAGGAAACTTTGCTCCGACCTTAGCCTTTAGATCTTCAAATTTCTGATCCATAAACTTTACAGGAGCTGTGTCTTGAAGATATTTGCCAACTTTATTAATTACATCATTTACTTGTCCAGGTACATCTACAGCCTTACCTAGCATGGTTCTGTTGCTGCCAGCAGCTGTTGCTGATTTTTCAACATTACTAAAGATCTGTGTAATTTGATCAGCAGTAAGACTAGCTTCAATCAAAGGCACGAATTCATTATAGATGCCTTCTACAATACGTCTTTGATCACGGGTTAACCCATCACACGACTCTCTAAGTATTTGTCGATGATTATTATTTTCTATTAGATTTTCAATACGCATGAATGTTCCACTGTTTGATTGTTTATTTATTGTAATAACGAGCTTGCGCTCGTTTGCATTTTCGCTTGTCGCTCAATGCAGATTGTCTTCTTCTTAATTGATTTACATTGTAATTGCGAAGCAATTCAAGTATTATGCAGATTGTTCAGTCACACTTTGCCCAGGCCGGGCAAAGATAAGAGCATTATGCGAGTTGCACAGTACACTCTAGCGTTACAGCGTTACAGAGGCGGTCATCCGGTACCTCGAGCTGCGTCTTTATACGACGGCGGTGTATACATTTACGCTAACAAATGCACACACGTAGGGTATTTCTCCCTTCTTTTTGCCTTGTTGTTCTTTTCAAATAACCAAATCGCAGGTCTTAGTAGCGATCGTCATCCTTTCGGGTAGTGGTTAAGCACCTTTGCGGCAAGGTTTTCCATCCCTGTGTACACGTAGACCAGGTTTAGAGCGCACGAAATTGGGCCTGCGCCAGCCAATAAACCGCTTTATTTTGCCTGAGATTGTTCTAGTAGACGCTGTCTAAGTATGTTTGATCCGCCAACTCTGACATTTATAATACCATTATAATAGTCATCAGTTTCTAAAACTCTGCGTTCAAACTGCTCTCGCGCTTCTAAATATGATAGTTCTGCCTTGGACTTGCAAAGGTAAATGATTTCTCTTGTGAAGTTTTCCGGACCTAATGCTTGGACGTCTGCGTTTAACCTGTCAGATGAACCATAGTATTCGCGCCAATCGCTTTCTACTACACTTCTTCTTTTGAGTTTTTTGCCTTTGAGTGGGGGTTTAGTACGTTTGAACTGTGCTAATTTCTTGCCTATGTACTTCTGTCCGGTGGTTTGATTCGTGATTATATAAACAAAGCCAATATAGCCTTCTGGTATTTCGTCTATTGTTTGATTTTGAAACGTCCATTGCACTCTTTAATTAGTTAAAGCTTCTTGCCTCTCATGCCTTTTCTGGATGCTTGCTGTATCTTTCGTTTGTCTTGTATTTCTACTCTTAGTATTGATGCCTGTGTGCGTATTTCTGATAGCCATGATCTAGCCTTGATGCCTGCTTCGTTGGATTTTTTATGATGAAAACGATCCTGCCACTTAAAGTATTCTTGAAAGGCATGGATCATGCGATCGTGTGCGTCTGAACTCACGCCACGATCTCTATATCATTGCTGTAACTAGTGAATCCGTTTTCTTTGATCACTTTCAGCACATGATTAACACGGCTGGTAAGATCATCTCTATGCGAAATCAAGAACACGTTCTTGTCACGTTCACGAGTCATGCGTTTCAACACAGCAATACTGGATTCAACGCCACTTGCATCCATGCCTGAATCTACAAGTTCGTCAATGAACAGCAGGTTGATACTGGTGTATAGGTTTTCCCACACATCACGGAACGCCCACGATAAGGATAGAATCAATCTGTTACGTTCACCACGGCTTAGATTGTCAAAGTCTAGATCCTGCCCTAGCTGTGTGATAATCACAGTCAAGTCATTCTGGAACTCCACGGTGTGAGGCAAGCCGATCTTGTCCAAGTAGTAGGTCAATCTTTGATTCAAGAACGCAAGATTCTGATCTATTATTCGTTTGCGAACAAAACTATCTTTGTTGGTCAATAACTTGTGCAAGAACTCCTGGTGATCTTTCACACGCACTAATTCATTGAGACCGTTCCAATCTATTTCCTGTACCGCTGTTTCTTTTAGTTCGACGATCTGATCATCATAGGGATTTTCTTCCGCAGTCTTGATAGTAATGTCACGTTCTAGACTGCCCAGTGTGTTTTTATGATTTAGAGCCTGTTCTAGATTGTCATAGGTCACTGCGGGACATGCCCCAAGTTCGCCTAGCAGCGATATTGCTTCGACAATCACACTGAGCTCTTCAAGATGCTCGTTGATAGCACCGCGGCTTTCTTGAATCTGTGTAGACTTAGCAGACATGATTTCTGTGTGCTTGGAATCGTGTAACTCTTGACCGCAGGTATGACACTTGTGTTCTGTTAGACTAGTTAATTCTCGTTCCAGCTTGTCTAAAATACGTTGTTCTTTTTCCAACGCTGACGTTTGTTTAGCACTCAGTGATGCTAGACTTTCGTGTTCTTTTTTGTTTGTGGTCCAATCTGCCAATGCTCGTTGATTGACTATTTCTTGATCGATGTCGATGTCGCTGAGTCGATCTATGCTTTTGAGCAAATTGGTCAGAGAAGTTTCTTTCTGTTCTTCCCACATGCGTTGTTTGCGTATCAGCGACTCTATGCTTTGTTGTATTCTTTCGTTGCTGGCTTTGACAGTTTCTATTCTTGTGTTTTCTGTTGCAATGTTGTCTTTGCTGATCTTGATTGCATCTTTGAGGGCTTCTGCTTTTTCAGAAAGGATGGTAATACCCAACAACTGTTCAATAATAGCACGTTGTTCTGCTGCCTTCATGCTCAAGAACGGTTCTGTATAGGTGTTCAAAGCAATAAGATGTTTGAACATTTCGTGTTTCATGCCAAACACTTCTTCAATGGCCTTTTGTGTTTCACGGCTGTCGCCTTGACTTTCGTCGAGATCGCTGAGTTCCTGTTCCTGATCGTTGATGCTGAATCTCAATAGATTAGGTTTACGACCTCGCTCGATATGATACTTGACACCATCTTTTTCAAATGTAACAGTACACAACATGCCTTTGCAGTTGATCTTGTTGATGAGATTATCACGTTTGATATTGGTCAGGGCCTGTCCGTAGATAGCATAGCTGAGACCGTTGATGATGGTAGTTTTACCTGTGCCGTTTCTAGCTCCGCTGTCGTCACCACCCAAGTCCAAGTTTTCGCCCAAGACCAAAGTGAGTTGTCCGCGATCGAAATCTATGGCCTGGGTCTGATTGCCCACGCTCATGAAGTTGCGTACTGTGAGATTATTGATTTTAATCATAGTTCGTTATAGATGTCCAACAGTAGTTTTTTGTCATAGGTGTCGCTGTCTATGTTATTAATCTGATTCATCACAATGGTGTCAACAGATTCGAATGTGATGTCTATGGGATTAACCGCACTTTCTACCTCTACCTTTTCTGGAATCAGCATGAGTTCACGCAGTTTATACTGTGGCATGAACTGTTCTTTGATAAAGTTTGCTTCTTCGAATGTGATAGGCAAGTCAATGGTCACACGACAATGCATCTTTTCACGCAGTAACTTATCCGGAGTGTCAATGATCTGACTCAGCTTATAGGTTCTATATATGGGTTGATCGGGCCAAGAATGATATTCGGGCTTGCCGCCCCAATCCATGATCATCATGCCGCGATCATCATCACCTGCATCTGCATAGTTGTGCGGAAAAGCATTGCCTATATAGACCACGTTGCCTTTTTGTTGTCGCTTGTGAAAGTGTCCAGTAAACACCAATTCCTGATGCTGAAAGTGCCCAGTCTGCAGCTGACCGTGATCGGGCATCTGCACCATGGCATTCATGTAAAAATGCGGCAGCTCAAGATGTCCAAATATGTATCTGCTTTTGAGTTGTTTTACCGTGGTCCATTCGTCGCCTATCAGCCAAGGCATG